TATAACTTTACTATTAGAAATAATGGTGATTCAGCGAATGGAGTTTGGCTTAGTAATGGTAATCAACCTATTAAAATAACAACAGATGATGTTGTTACATTGGGTGCTAATAATGGTGCAACCGGTAGTGTAAAGGTAATTGGTTCAATGACATTAGCAGCACAAACCGTACCAACTGGTACTCTAGTAGCAGGTATGATGTACTTTGATAGTGGTACTAATGAATTTAAAGGATACAATGGTACAACTTGGGTAGTATTAGGATAATTAATAAAATTTAAATAGAAATTCAAAGGTGGTAAGTAAAATTACCACCTTTTTTTATTGTATATATTTATTAAAAAGTATTTATGGCAAATGTAGACATGAATTTCCCACTATTTAAGGGAAAAACATTTAGTGATATCCTAAGTGATATTTACGATAATCAACAAAGCAAAAAGAAAAACATTTCATCATTAATAGAAGAAATGAGAAAGTTAGTTACTAAACCAACCGATGTAATTACTATCGGTCCTATCATTACACAATTAATTGAAGCAAGTATAACCAACGATGACCACCTAATTAAGATTGCAAATATAGCACAAAAGTTAGTATTAGCAAACACTAAGAAAACAGGTGATGAAGGTTGGTTAAGTGAAGATGATAAGAAACAATTATTAGATGAGTTAGATGTGGTAGCTAAGGAAATCACACAAAGTACCGATGATAAGATTGAAGATTTAGAATTTGAAATTGAATCATTAAAAGAAAGTATAAATAAATAATGGCTAATTTTTATTCATCACAACACCAATCAACCGCAGCGGCTTCTAACAAAGCTGGGATGGCAACCGATGTTGCAATTGTACATAGTGTTGTATTAAGTATTGATGATATTAAACCACCGATATCAGAATTTGATAAATTATTTATTGAACATGAAGCCGGCGATTATATTACACAAGATGGATTATACTATGGTTCTATTAAATATAGAAAACCAGGTGGAGCAACTGAAACAAACGAAGACCTGTTACCTGTTGCATATCCATTAAAGAGAGAATGTTTTCAATTACCGGTTGTAAATGAAATTGTAAAAATATACAATATTTCGGGTAAGGATTATTATGAAAAAATAACACCTGAGAATTTACCGAATTTTAGTACAAACCCACAATTAATATTAGTTTCAACAAAACAAACAGATGAAGGAGCGGGTGCTGGTAGTACGTTGGGTAATTATCAAGAAACCTCAAACACCGGTATAGCAAGTACAACCGGTAATAGTGCGGGTGGCGATACAATTAAAAAAGGATTTGCAGGTAAATACTTTAAACGTAACCTAAAAACGCATCAGTTAGCATTAAACGAAGGTGATACAATATTACAAGGTAGGTTTGGACAATCAATTCGTTTTAGTGGTTACATTCACGATGATAAAGATAACGGAACATCCTTTCCAGCTTTATTGATTCGTAATGGTGAAAGTGCGGATAATCAAAAGAAAAAAATATATGATGTTGTTAGTGAAGATGTAAATAAAGATGGTACTTCAATTCAAATAACATCGGGTCAATATAAAACCCTTTACGATTCAACTACTATAAAAGTTACTAAGGAAGCAAATTCAAAATACCCATCATCTGACCAATTAATAGGTGACCAAATTGTAGTTAATAGTGGTAGAGTAATTATATCTTCAAAAAATGCAGAAACATTTTTGTTTAGTAAGAAAACATTTAGTATCTTTACCGATGATGTTGTTACAATTGATAGTGAAAAAGGATTAAAATTTATTTCTCATAATGGTAATGTTGATATTATTGCAAAGCGTAATAAAAATATTATATTAGGAGTAAATACAGGTGGTAAAGTGTTTCATGGTAAAGATGGTGCAGACCAACAAGCTATATTAGGTAATAAGTTAGTGGCTTTATTAGGACAATTAATCGATGCTATAAATCTAATGCAATTTCAAACATATATCGGGCCCACAATGCCTGGACCAATAGATAAAGCAAGTTTCAATAAAATTAAAAATGAATTGAAAAATACATTATCTAAAAATAATTACTTAGTATAATGTCTTGGAAACAATTTGAAAAAGAAGTAGTAGAAAAATTAGAAACGGAGGGATTTAAAAACCCGGATGATTTTGCTAAATTTTTTACAAATAAATACGATGAATGTGTTAAGAGAGGAGTAGATTTAGTTACCTTTAATACTGTTTTAAAAGGTAATAAAGATTTTATGTATTCTATGATTCAAATTGCAAATTTAGTATCCATAGCAGCTACAACCCCGGCATTATACGATTTATATTTTAATATGTTAGGAGATGCGGTAGTAGGTTATTGGAGTGGTGCTAAATTAACAACATTCTTTACACCCATCATTCCTGCACCTGGAACAATTATGAATATAGGTGTAACTGATAATAGTGTTATTAATCCTGGAATTTGGGTTAAATCAAAAGTTCCACCAATGAAAAGTGTTAGAGTATTTGTTAAAACATTTGTATCATATGCAAAAATACATTTAGCGACAGTACAAGGATTATGTAGTACAATATCATTATATCCTCCACTTTCTACACCTGGTCCCGCAATGTTACAATGGCAAGGTTTTAAAGTAGTTGAACCAAAAACAAAATATACAAACAATCCCGCCGATAGTTATGAAGCACCAATTGATGGCGCTAAAGTAAATTTCACATTTGATAAAGGAATAGAAATATCTGTTACAAAGGTAAATGATAATTGGTCTTTCGTAAAAGATACAAATAGTAAAAGTGGTTTTATCAAAAAAGAATTTATAACAGATAAGAAACCATAATTAGAAAAAAACAATAATTATATATAGAAAAAACAATTTTATGGACCAAACACAATTAATCAAAGCAATAGTAAAAGTTTTAAGAGAGGATATTAGAAAAACTCTTAAAGAAGAAATACGAAATGCTGTTCACGAAGTGTTAAACGAACAAATTGAAACACCGAAAAAACAAGTGAATGAGAGTTACGAATTTAAATCAAAAGATGATGGTAGCTATGGTACAATCCAATATGGACAAAGACCACAGGCAGCAAGACCTATGATATCTCCGGCTGATTTGGGATATGGTGATAATTTTAGAGAATACTCACAACCTGAACCTGCGATGGGTGGAACTCAATCAGAGTATGGTTCTTATTTACAAGGACAAGAAGAAGGTGGTATTCCATTAGAACATAAGATGGCTATGGCAGCGAGGCGAAATCCAGAAGCAGCACAATCAGTTATGAAAGCAATGACTAGAGATTATTCTCAATTAGTAAAAAAATTCAATAAGGGGTAATTAAATTGGCATTTGAATTAGAAAAATCGTTTGTAATTGATACACAAGATAAAAGTGTTGGAGTGTCATTGCCTATTGGTGCTGGCAACAATGGATATTTTGGTGTAAACTATACTACGAAAAATCAAATCAAAAGTAATTTAAAAAATTTAATATTAACAGAACCCGGTGAGAGGTTAAGTAATCCTAAATTTGGAACTCCATTAAGACAATTCATATTTGAACCATACGAAGATGGTGATTTTGAAAGTAGAATTGAAGATGTTATAACAACCGCAATATCAACGTATTTACCATATGTTAGTATCGAATCTATTATATTTGAAAATAACAATGATTCAAAAGATAAACATTTGGTAAATTTAGAAGTAAATTATTCAATAAACTTTTCAGCAATACCCACAACTGATACATTAACAATTTCATTATAAAATGGCACTTAATCCAATAGATAAAAGCTGGTCTACAAACAAAAAAGACGTTAAATATGTGAATAGAGATTTCACATCTTTAAAGCAAGCATTGGTTGAATTTACTAAAACATATTTTCCAAATACCAATTCTGATTTTAGTGATGCATCTCCTGGTATGATGTTTATGGAACAAGCCGCATATGTGGGTGATGTTCTTTCATATTATACCGATGCTCAATTAAAAGAATCGTTTATTAATGTGGCAAGTAATTATTCAAATATTCTTATACACGCTCAAAACTTTGGATATGTTCCTAAAATAAGTAGACCTGCGGTAACAACATTGACGGTATATCAAACCGTTCCATCTATATTAAATGCAACTGGAACCGGTACATCTGAGCCTGATTTTAATTATTGTGTAAAGATAAAAGAAGGAATGGAAGTTAAATCAGAATCCAATTCTAATATAATATTTACTACATTAGATATGGTAGATTTTACCAATCCTATCAATAGAACGGTATCGGTATTGACTCAAGCTAACGGAGCACCACAATTGTATTTATTAACAAAAACAGTTCAGGCTATTAGTGCAGCGGTAGTAACAATAACAAATGATTTAGGAAGTTCATTTAAACCAAATCCTACAATTAATATTACAGATTCTAATTTTATAAAAATTATATCAGTAGTAGATGAATCAAATAATTCATATTACGAAGTTCCATATTTGGCACAAGAAATGATTTATATAAAAGAAGCGAATGCTTCGATATATGACCAAACATTGGCATCGGGTAGTGTTGATACACCGTATAATTTAAAATTAGTTAAAACAAATAAAAGGTTTACAACTAGAATAACAGATGTAGATAATGTTCAATTAAGATTCGGCGCGGCAAGTGAAACTACTGCAGATGAAATGATTGTACCAAATACTAAAAACGTAGGATTAGGATTAAATAATTCAATTAGTAGATTAGAACAATCATTTGACCCTTCTAATTTTTTAAAAACATCTACATATGGAATTGCACCTACCGGTGAAGTTACCATTAAATATTTAGCGGGTGGTGGTATTAGTTCAAATGTTGTTTCAAATGATTTAAGAAAAATTGTTTCAATGGAATTTGATGAAGATTTATTAACATTTAATTCAACTACATCACCATTATATCAATCATCCAAAGCATCAATTGCAGTGGATAATTTAATACCTGCTACTGGTGGTAGAGGTATTGAAACATTAGATGAAATAAGAGAAAATTCAATTGCAAACTACGCATCGCAAAATAGAGCAGTAACTAAACAAGATTACGAAATTAGAGCATTATCAATGGATGCTTCATTTGGTAGTATTGCCAAAGTATATGTGGAGCAGGATTCCCAAAATAACCCATTTGCAATCAATATGTACACACTTGGATATAATTC